GGCTGGGTCCTTCGCAAATAAATGGGAAATGTTCTCCGTCAACGCCGCGTACGTGACGGAGAGTTCCTGTACGAAGTTCCCACAGGAAGTGAGGAGGTACCCCGAATCCAAATAAAAGTCGTCAAATTTTAGGATACTCCTCTGCTTCCCGTCGGCCTTGGCCTTGTGTCGCGACACCATACTGAGTCGCATCCCCTTCTCAGCATCTTCGTCTATCTTCGCGTAGTACTTCTTGCTGAGATCTCCACCGTATGTATACAATACGCAGTTGCACACATGTTGGACGGTTTCGAGTAGGAACATATATGTTCCGGGGACACGCTCATGGGCTTCCATGGCGGTCTGATCCACCTCCACCCCGCAGGTGTCCATTTCCCTGCCACTGTCCATGACCTTTTCGGCACATTCCTCCGCGAAGTTGTCTAAAACGACGTCTCTCCGCGTATGTTTTATGCTCATTTTCTCGAAAATGCCGAAATCCTCTCCGAATATCAAGTACTCGAAGATCTTGCATGAGACAGCGGCCATGGTCATGAGTTCGATTCCGTTGTCCACGACGGCCCGGCAAGTTTTGCCTGGCTTTGCGACGGTTTCCCACTTGCCGTTGGATTTTCTGCATGGGAGCTTCTTGGATGGGGTGAGTCGACAGTCGTCGATAGCCTTCTGCATCTGTTCCTGAGAGAACTTACTCATCCCCACCTCGCCCAAGGCTTTGTCACCGAAAAGCCGAACGTACGCTTCGTTAACCCTCTCAGTGGTAACGACATGGGCGCGCAATTGCTTCCAAAAGCGCGCCACATCAAGTCCGGTTGGTGTACCAGCCTGGTATCTTAACGGCAAGCCGTCGCGGTCATCTTTCTGCGGCAATGTTCTTGCTTCGACACCGTGACTGACGTTCAACGGGTCTTGTACTGTGACCGGAACGCACACGGGTCCCACCAGCAGCGCTGCCTCGTGCGGCGTGAAGTCAATCACCTCTCCAGCCGCACCGGTGGAATCCCGGGGTTGCAAGTTGGGACTTTCCGTGATGTCCACAGCGCCCTCGGGTATGCAGAAACGACAGTTGGGCCCTTCACACTTCTGACCCTTCTTGTGTCCTACAAACCTGTTGAAAATGGCCCTTGGTCCCGACAACACCCTTGTCACCGGGTAAGTTCCAAAATCTCGAGCGAATGACCAGATCTCCCTCATCTTGGCCAACTTCCCACGCTGACTCACCAAGCCAGGAGGTGGGGGAATGGCACCACCAGACGAATCAGCCTTGGCATCCTGTGCCGCGGCCGCCGCCTTCACGATGGGTCGAAATGGTGTGGCAAGACGATAGCCCCCGGTGTATTTCTTGAAGAACCAAGTAGACTCCTTCTGAGCCTGGACGATTGCATGGATGCTCATCTGCAAAATGTCGTTTGCATAACTCACAGGACGCATGTCAATCTGGTTGACCATGTTCGAATGGAAATCCCTATTCGGCTTTCCTTTATGCACGCCTGTGTAGTTCGCGCCGACGTGGTGCACGATCTCATCTAACTGGACCACGCACTCTTGATGTCCGTACAATCGCGGCAACCGGCTGCACGCTGTGCAAGCACGCGGAATCAACAACTTTGACTCCACAGTTGGTGTTGCCATCTTCAAGTTCACCAATTGCGGGTTGCATTGTGTGCAGAATCGGAAGTCAAAGCCGAGGAACACGTCCGACGAGTCGGCCCATTGTGTCCTGGCATACCTCACACCTCGAAGAACAAGGCATCCGATCCCAAAAGTCGCTGCTACCGTGCATGTGTCCTTGACGGGGTTCTCACACACATGGCGAATGCAACGCAGCATCACTAGCACACCCAGACGCAAAATGCGTCCTCCGATGCCCACGGCATCGCGTTCGCACGCCCAATCGAAGATGTACTCCGGAATGGCGGCGTTCCCTGCAACCCAAACAGCCAGCTCTTTCATCTTTATTTGGGTTTTGTCGCTGGCTGCTTGTGCTAATTCAAGACTACGTCCCTGCGCAAAGGTTAAGCGCGAGAGAGAATCGCGTTCGAGCTCATGCAACGCCGCCCGGGCGTCAGCAGTGAGCACGGACTTCCAGTCCGTAAAATCGTCCTTGAAGAGCTTGTCCATGTACGACCCATCACCGGGCCTCCACATGCCTGTGTTGATCAAGAATCGTTCCGCCGGGGAATAATCCTTAAACAACATCCGAATTCCGGGCCAGTGCGTGGGGTGGGTCAGAACGAACCACCGACGCATCAACCCTACCGCGGCCTGATCGCAAACATCTCCGAGCGCAATTTTCGAATCTCGTACAACTTCGTCAGCCAGCACGTACGGCGCAAGCACCGAGGGCGTAACGCTTCTATGAGCCATCGACGGAAACGGCACACAGTCACGCTAGTCCGAACCAACTGCCAAGCGGGTGAGGCCTGGCTGGTCGGCGATCGATCAAGATCTAGGACTAAGCCGACTAATACAACAGGGGGTTTCCCCGCGACTAGTCGAGTATGGGTCTGTGGGCGCTGAGCGCCCCTTCGGTGGTTTACGGCCTTCCCCGCCTCCGATCTGCCTCGAGTGGCTGGGCGGCGGGCGATGGCCGATGGCTTCCTCACTGAAGGGTCCCCCTAGCAGGACTATCAGATGCGGCACATCCACCACGACGTACCGGGCTTGCACAGAATTAGGCTTTTGTCTTAGACATGGC